ACTGCTGCGCGCCGGCGGCGAGCTGGAGTTGCTGGAGCTTCTTCTGCAATAGAAGGCTCATCCAATTCCAATTCAGGCGCTTTGTCACCTTCTTCAGCGTTCATATCCATCCAGTCAATCACTTCAAAGATCGGAGTAAAGATACGGCCATAAGACTTATGGGAATAATGCTCTTTATTCAAAGTGATAATAGCTACTGGCTTAGTTGGGTCTTTCTCGATCTGAGCTGCAATCAACGCGCCCAAAGTTTGAACAGCACGTTTACCGCCTACAGATGTAGTCGTAAAGCGAGCTTCCATACCCTTATCTTCACCAGATACACACTTGATTGACAAACCAACTTGAGTTTCCCAACCACGTTTAGCACCGGCTGGCGCTGGCTCTAACTCAGGCAAAGGCTGGCTAATAGAAACCATCTTCTCACCTAAAACATCACCATCACCCCAAGCGATATAGCCATGAATAAATGAGAATGGGTTAACTGCCCATTCAGAGCCTTCTTCTACCTCGGTCTGATCTGCGCCAAATACCCAATGGCCGGTCTTGTCCATCTTGATGATAACGCTACCGACTTCAGCTACGCTTTGTAGATTAGCCTTGAGAGCGCCGGCCAAGTCTTTTACTGCTGGTAAACCTGCTGCTTTAAATGTTGTCAAATTTGACATAATATTTCCTTACTTTAGTTTAGTTTATTAAGGGCTGCGGTGAGTTGCTGCCCGATTTGTAACACCGCTGGCCTTGGATCAGAGTCCTCAACCAACGTACTACCAGAGGAGATAGCAACAACTAACTCCTTCGGTAATTCTTTTTTCTTTGCCTTCAACAGCTTTTCAGCTTGTGCAGGAGAAATAATTTTTTTAGTGTATAAAACATCGCTGCCTAACCCCAATGTGTAATTGAGCAAAGATTCACCATTAGCTAATGCTGCATCAGACCATTGGCGTGTAGCGCGCTTTGCCACCAGCTTGTAGCCCGGTACACGAATGTCAGCCTCTAGCATCTGATGAGCTAATGAGCGTAAATCAGTGACCCATTGCTCGATCACATCGGCTTGGGCTAAGTAATGAGCAATCTTTGACGGCTCTAAGTCTTTTAGGGCAAGCTGCGTAGCCCGATCTACTGCGCCGGTCATCAGCGGGCAAGTAGGCTTGGCTGCACACCAACGGCAATGGCTACCAGAAGCCATCGGTGCGTCAGGCTTTTGGGATTCTTTGACAGCAACTCGCAGCTCACGCTCGAATTGCTTGAGGCGATCAATGGTAGTTGTCCAACGACGGATTTCAGGCGGCTGAATAATAATGACTTCGACTTCATCGACATCATCAAAAATCCATTGGCACTTAGGGGTACGCATGGCAGCGCAAGCATAGAACATGGCCTGATCGTTTTCTTCGGCTTCAACTATTACGCCATCTCCAAATTTCCAATCAAGCACAATAGCTTTGCGGGCTGTCTTACCTAGCAAGTCTGCTGATCCAAACGCGCCTTCGATATAGTCACCAAAGTCAACCTCAGACTCAACCATGTATTCCATCTGAAAGTCAGGATCAACTTCATTCAAACGCATGAGAGCTGGCCAAATCTTACGCTCCAATAGTTCTTGAGTCATAACATGAGTTTTATATTTCATGCCAATCGTATCTTCGGGGCGTAGGTCTTTTTCAAGAATCTCTGCTATCACGTTATGACAGAGAGTGCCTTCGTCAGCATACTTGCTGGAGGGCTTGGGTGGCATCTTCGCTACTAAAGCGACTGATGCTGGGCAGTTGATAACTCGTTTAGCGGTTGAGCCGCCGACGATGCTTGAATGCTTTGCCATTTGTGTCCTTAATTTAGATTACTTTACCTTTTGAACGTCCAGTGTAACACAAGAATTGTATAGCGCAATACTTTTTGTGATATTATTTTTTACATGACTAAAAAAGAATTAGAACGCGACATTGAAAAGCACTTTATTTGGGTGGTTGAAACCAGCGGGGGTAAGACCTATAAGTTTAAATCAATTACCCAGCGTGGCGTGTCAGACCGCATAGCGTGTTTACCTAATGGACAAACTTGGTTTGTTGAGTTAAAGCGAGCCAAAGGTGAGTTGTCAGCCATGCAAGAAATCTTTGCTGCGGACATGGTTGCCTTAAAGCAACAGTACGCTTGCCTATGGAGTAAAGAGCAAATTAATGAATGGCTGGCCAAGTGTTTAAGCTAAGAGATTATCAAGAGAAGGCCGCCGACTTTATCTTTGAGCGTGATAGGGCTATGGTATTGGCCTCAGTGGGCGCAGGTAAAACCGCCATTACATTGACAGCCATGAAGGAAATGATTGATGCTGGCCATGTCAAACGCTGGCTAGTCCTAGCCCCCAAGCGTGTCTGCACTGACGTATGGCCAGTAGAGCTACCCAAGTGGGCTGCCGGGCTAACCATGTCGATTTGTATCGGTACGCCAAGAGAACGTCTAAAGGCCTACGCTGCGGATACCCATGTCATGGTCATCAATTACGACAATTTGCAATGGTTGACTCAATTAAATTTAAACTTTGACGGCGTGGTATTTGATGAGTTGACTCGCCTCAAGAACCCATCAGGCGCGCGATTTAAAGCACTATTAAAAGTAATTGAGCCAATGAAGATCAGGTGGGGATTGACCGGCAGCTTTACCAGCAATGGCTTAGAGGATGTTTTTGGTCAATGCAAGATTGTGGATCAAACCTTGTTAGGCCGTAGCAAAGGAGCGTTCCAACAGCAATACTTTGTATGTATCAACCGCGACTTTGGCCAATGGCAGCCTCGGCTAGGCTCATTAGAGAAGGTAATGCAGGTCATCAAGCCAGCTACCTTTTTATTGGAGTCCTCAGAGTATAAGGATACGCTGCCACCATTGCACACCATAGAGATGCGTTGCGATCTGCCAGATCGTGAGCCATACGAAAAGATGAAGAAGGATTTTGTTTATCAATTTCCAGATGCCAAAGCTATTGCAGCTAACGCTGCGGTGGTTACTCAAAAGCTACAGCAGATGGGGTCAGGCTTTATCTACATCTCTGATCGTAAACCAGACCCTACTAGCCCCGGCAAATTTATCATGAATCAAAAGCCGGTGTGGTTTTCCAGCCACAAGTTTGAATTGCTTGATGATTTGCTGGCAGAGAACCAGCGAGCCAATACCATTATTGTTTACAACTACAAAGAAGAACTGGCTGAATTACAGCGCAGATATCCTCATGCCGAAACGATTGATGCGCCCAAAGCCATCGAGCGTTGGAACGAAGGCAAAATCGAGCTACTCCTTATACATCCTAAGTCTGCGGGGCATGGCCTCAATTTACAATATGGCGGTAACAAGATTGTGTTTGTGTCTTTACCTTGGAGTTTAGAGCTGTATGAACAAACTGTAGGGCGTCTACATCGTGGCGGTCAAAAGCATGAAGTCTGGTGCTATATCCTGTTAACTAACAAAACAATTGATGAAAAAGTCTGGGCTGCCTTGGCCGATAAAAGGGCTATTTCAGAGATTGCTTTAGAAGAATTGAAATAATTGTTTTACATTACAAATAAATCTGTTACATTTAATGAACTTTGAAAGGATTAGCAATGAAATGGTTTAAAAAAGATGAAACTCCAGTAAAGGCCTATAGCTGGAGATCACTAACAGATATTCTGTCTACTTTGAGTGAAGCTGAAGTAGAGAGCCTGTTAGAAAAAGAACTTGAAGGTGAGAAGCGATGGTCAATTGTCCAGCGCTTACACCAACGGTACACCGTTCTTCGTGCGGCGAGAGAACGGAAAGAATTAAAGAAATTAGTAGCCGCTTAATTTGATTTAACTAGAGGAAAAATCATGAGAACACCTAACGTACCTTATATTTGGACTGTATCTGGCACTGACATTACGACACGATGGCGCAATCAATATGGCTGGACACCGCCATCAGAGTTGCAAGAGTACCGCGATAAGTGGAAGTATTACCAAGAGTTGCCATTACGCGCATTAGATGACGGCGCTAAAGAACTGTATGAGCAAACCTTAAAACGTGCCAAAGTAGCGAGGATCAAATGAACACACTTCTAACTGATATCGCTCACGCTCGTCAGCTTATTAACCAAATCGAAATACTGTGTAATAACCAGCAGATCAATGGCCGCAAGCCTATTTACGATAAGGTTCAAGAGCTACAGACTTATGTTCAATTGCTATTACTCAAGACGGCAGACTACGCGTGAGCTGGGCTGACAAAGTGGCCATTGCCACCATTGCTATAGCTGCCGTCATTTTGATGTCAGTCCTTCGATTGGCCATTCGTATAGGGGGCTTAGTATGACCGAGTTATTATTTCTTTTTTTATTAATTAGCGGTATAGCTGCTTGGGGTTTTATACTTTATATTTTAATTAAAGTAATAACACAATCATGACTACTTGGACACTTTCAGAATTAGGTTGCAATGGTAATTGCCAACAAGGGCGCTTGCCTTGCAACTGTCAAGAACCTATACCATTCTTGGGCTGGATGCGATACGAGCCAGTAGTAATTGTTGAAAGCGGTGCAAGTGTTATGCCTAAACCAGAGGAACAAAAATGATCTATCTAATTTATGCTTTATTAGTACCTATTAGTTTAATTTTGACTATTATTTCAATACCTTTAGCTCCCATTTTGGTATTGTTTGCTAGGCCGATCTTGGGCTGGTGTGATAATCATAGCTATGAGGCAGTAGAGCCACGATTGCCGACCTGTTTAGACTGGTTTATGACGCCAGATAATTCACTTAATGGCGATGCTACTTTTCAAACAATGTTTCCGCCGGGTCAATGGTGGTCACAAGTTCATTGGCTATGGCGCAATCCAGCGTATAGCTTCGCGTTACGCTATTTAGGAACTCCTTATACCACTTCGGTACAGGGCGATAAAACAATTAAGGACAACGACAATGCGAAAGCGGGCTGGTGTAAGGTATCAGTTAATGGACTATTTCAATTTACTCTTGTTACCCCTATTGGTTTTAGCCGTTGTATCTATGTTAATTTGGGCTGGAATATTCGTGGTCTGGTGGATGATAACGTCCAGCCTAAGCCGGATATTTGGCAAGCAACGTATGTTTTCTCGCCAAGAATCTCAGGATTCAGATAATGGATGAAATAGAGATTGCTAAGTTGCAAGAAAAGTTGGCTAAGGCTTTAGCTGACGCTGATTATTGGCGTCTAGCGTATGACAAGCTCATGAAGCATATCGACCATCAAAATAGCTATGTACGCCATTTAGAGCAACAAGTTTGGGGAGGGAAAACATTTTGAACATTGGTGATGTGAATAGCACTGAAAAAGGCTCAGGCGCTCGTTATAACGCAGGTAAGCCTGATTTAAGCCTCATTCCTCTTTGTACGCTTGAAGATGAAGCTAAAGTCTGGATGTATGGCAAACAAAAGTACGCTGCATGGAACTGGGCTAAAGGAATGGATTGGTCTGTACCCTTGGCTTGTGCCTTGCGCCACCTGTCTAAATGGCAAGCTGGTGAGGAGAACGATGAGGAGTCGGGGCTACCTCACCTTGCTCATGCTATGTGCAATCTACGGATGCTAACGCTGTTCTCTAAGACATATAAAGAAGGCGATGATCGCCCGCCATCAGAATTCATGCCATGAGTCAAACTAGACTAGGTTCGTTTATTGAAGCATGGGTGAATGTACTGATAGGGTTTACCATTAATTACATCGCCAATTTGTTGATATTCCCGCTGTTTGGCTTTCACATTAGTCTGTTAGCTAACTTCTATATGGGTCTGCTATACACTGTCATCTCAGTAATTCGTAGCTATGCTGTTAGGCGTTGGTTCAATGCAAGATTGCATCGTTTATTGGCCAATATATGAGCAGTTGGTTAATTGTTCTTACAGGCTTAATCTACGCTTATATAGCGGCAGAACAGCTTTTCAAAGGCAATCCATATATGACGGTTGTATATGGCGGCTATGCTTTCTCTAACATCGGGCTGTATTTGTTGGCTAAATAAAAAAAGTTTCCCGAACGGGAAGAATGTATGAAAAAGTGCATGAAATATCAATAAAGTTACCGATCGGGGTATTTTGTACGAAAAGTCAGTAGCTTAAAAATGATTCATTAATAAGGCTTTATACATATACGGACTGCGTATTGAGTCATTAACTTTACAATCCAATGTCAACAACTTTACAATCAGCCGTCAAAACTTTACAAAAATGTCAACAAAACTGTTGATATGGCTACTTTTTGTCAATAACTGTACATATAGGTATCAATATGTATAAAAAATTGATACTTATAAGTTACATTTTGTTACTAGACACAAAATTATTTGTCTAGTAATGAATAAGTTTTTATAGGCTCATGGCTTTTTAAATCTACATTGCAAGCCCATTTAACTGCTTCTTCTGCGGACAAGCCCATTCTCATGCAGACTTCGGCTGCCATTGCACCAGAACCAATAGCCATAAAGGTTTTAGCGCGTTCCCATTCAAGATCGTCATTACAATAAAAAAGACCTTCTTTAGTTAGCCTAATAAAAGAACTACCAGGCTTGAGCTTTGGTTTAACTTTGCTTTTCTTATTGATGTAATCCACTACTTTTTCGCAATCGCTCCAATTGCCGGCCACGCCTAACCACCCGCCATCTATTGCGACAATTTTTTCTTCAAAATATTTAATGCCAGTATCTTCGTCTGAAAATTGACTATCCGATACCAAGATTTTTTTGTCCCAATCACCAACGATAGTAGTCATACTTTTGTTATGCACCCACGAAATTCTATTTCTCCGTTTTCTTCATCGGACACCATAATCATCTCTGGCATTAGCATCCGGCCTTGGTCAAAGGATAGCATCACAAAGCCACTGCGCCAATCTTTAGGAGAATCCTCGCAATACTCGAAGGTACTGGACATCGGATCGGCCAAACAACCGGTCTGGATGCCCCAAAATGTGCCTTGAAAATTGGAAATCGGCTGGCAAGCAAGGACGTGCGTATGGCCAGTGATAATGTTGGTATTACCCGCCGCCAGCAAATTGCTGTAGCCAGCGGTGCGGCCACCTTTAAACCGGTGTTTTACTACGGTATCTTCGCCAATCCAGAATGACCAACAAGTTTCCCAGTTGGGGAAATGGTACTTTAATGAAAAGCCATCTACACCGCTGTATTCGGGAACTTTATTGACTAGCCAAGCCTCGTATCTCATATCATGGTTACCCAACGTCCATATTAGTCGGCAGCCAGCAGGTCTATGTTTCTCGATTTCATCTAAATGCTGACGGCAAGCCTTGAGTTCTTCTAGGACACTAGGCTTTTGATCGTAATTAATGCTTGGAAAACGGCTTAAAACCTGCCCATCGAACGCATCGCCGTTGCAGATGATGACTTCTGGCTTGAATTTTTTAATCATCAACAGGAGGGCTTTAAAGGCCGTTGTGGTGGTGTCGGTAAAGTGGGCATCTGAGAACACAATGATGCGTTTGACTTTATCTACCTCAATACCCCTTCGGACATTGTGAGCTGCCAACTCAACCTTTTTAGGTTTAGGCTTAATTTGATCGCGTTGGGAATTATGGGTAGCCAATTTAATGCCAAGCCGGGTTTCAATACTGCTTCGCCTTCTCATGACACTAGAAGAAGCAACACCCAGCTTTTCAGCCATTAAGACAGGAGAGCCTAGTTTAGCCCAAAGGTCTATAAATTCTTGATCTGTGCATACAAGTTTCAGTGCCATAAGTACCCTTCTTTTTCTTGTTGTAATCGGATACTAACCGAACATTGTGTAAATACAAAGACTTATAAGGTATAGCTTATCTTTTACCTGTAATTTTCTTGAATTTTTGTTCTAGCTCGTAATCTTTGCGGCACTCTGAGCCACAAAAACTACCTTGCTTGATAGGCTCATTGCAGTAAACACAATGGCCAGAGAAGCGCTCTTTCTCTCTAGCTCGAATTGCCTTAATTGCCAGCTCTCGATGCAAGGCTTCTAAATCCGAAGCATCGTCAAAAATATCGCTGCTCATGCTACTGTTCCACCTACGTTTTCATAATAGGCTTTTAAGTGTTCCATGTCGTTGACGTGTTGGCCATATTTTGCACCGGGCAGACTTGCCCAGCGCGTACTGCATTTATTAACTGCTTGCTCAAATTGGCCATCATTAATCAGATGGTCAGCGCCGACTTCCTTAATCATCTGCATTGCAATCTGGTCTTGAGAAGCGGGGGAGAAATCTATTAACTGTAATTGTTTCTTGTAGGCATCGAAATAGCGCTCTAGGATTTGATAGCGCCCGGCTGCGGTACTAGAAAGCCCATTGACTGTAATCAGTTTGCGAGGATGGTCAGCATAGCTTGAGAACAGTGTTCCGCCAAGCAAAACATTGTAGCCATTGTCAGACTTGGCCAAAAGGGTTCTGCCAATCTCGGAAAAGCCAATAGTATCTAAAAGGGCTTTCTCGTTCTTTGTCATTTACTTATCGCATCGTATTGGGCGTAACAGGCTTGGAGTCCTGACCTAATTTCGTCTGCTCTGGCAGCTTCCCTAATAAGAAATCCTGCATCTTCGGCATAAAGGGTTGACCCAGTTCCACCCGATCTAGTTGCGGTGGTTTCGGTTCTACTGGGACGTGAACGCAACTGCATAAGAGCGTCAGCAAGCTGATCGTTAATAGCTTTAATTTGAGCATTTTTGTCTTTCTCTATTTGGTCTGCGGCAGATTGATGTTGGTCTTGGAGCTTTTGAGTTTGCGCGGCTTGTTCAGCTTTATAGGCTTTAAAATCCAAATCGCGTATATGCCAGCCAACATAAATGCAGCCAAGTATGCCAAGGATTCCGGCAGCAATCTTGACGTAGTTAAAATACCCATTTAAAAGCCCTAACGCTTTTGACCACATTATCTATCCTCAGTCTTTTGAGTCGCTGCTTTAGCCCCGATCATTACACCTGATCCGCCAAGGACTGTACCAATCCCTACGCCGAGCTGAGAAAAATCAATATCTCTACCATGTAAGACATGAATAATAGCGATAGCCAAAAACCCAAAAATAGAAGCAATAGCTCCAACACGCGCAGCACAATAGGTTTGGTTATCATCTTCTGTAAGGATATCCTTAAAGAGTTTCATTTTTTCTTGGTTGTTGGCTTTTTAGCTACTTTGGTAGCTATCTTGGCAACAGTCTTTTTGACTGCTGGTTTGCGAGCTGTGGCTTTTTTAACCGCCGGTTTTTTTGGCTTTGCTGGTACTTCTACTGGGAAGTCAGGCAATTTTGCTTCTATTGGTTTGCGGCTTAATAGAGCGCAGATTTTACGGAAGATCATTTGTCAACCTTTTGGTCTAGTTTAATCATGATTTGATCGAGGATATGCTCTATGCGGGATAGCCTGTAATCCAAATCAGTCTTTTTGACATATTCATTTGGTAGCTTTACTTCTAAATGCTGGAGCTTCTCTGTAAGGATTTTTTGGTCAGCTACTAAGGTGTCTTGGTTTTTGGATATCTGATTAACCCAATAACTAATAATTCCGTTAAATACCGTAACTATTATTGCTGCGCCGCCTACTATAGCTGACCAATCCATGATTATTGGATTACTTCTACCGGAGCTTCTTCAATTGGCGCTGGAGCATTAGCAGCTTCGGCTTCTTGAATCGCTTGGAATTGTGGGCTACAAGTTTGGCCTAGAGCAGTCAGTAATTGAAACACCTCTTTAGCTGGGCGCGTTTCAAGATATTGAAATACGGCCAATACTAAGTCTGCATTAATCTTAATTTCGTTCATCGGTTTATCCTTAATTGTTGGGCATCATTGCCAGTTCAAACTATATCATTTAATTGCTTTTTGTACAGAAAATCTACTACAACATCAGGTGTTACAAATCGTTCTGCTTTATGCTCTATAGAGTCCCACCATAAGAACTGATTAACTGCTAGATTATCGCGACTCTTTAGTAGATTCCAGTTTTCAGGATGACCGTAGATTAATGGATCAGATACAGACCAAAGCACTATGCCCGGCTTGCCTTCATCCCATGCAAGGTGCTGGAAGAAGCTATCTATGCCAACCCATGTTCGACATTCGCGGATTAATTGACGCAGCTCAGACATGGGTAAATTTTTCCTGAAATCATCAACAAGTTGCGTTTCNCCTTCTACNCCAATCTGGATAATCGGCTCATNAATTGAGCTGATTAATTCTTTCCAATAAGGATAATTNTTAGGGTTTTCCCTAGTATTCATTAACGGTTTAGCATAAGGGTGAATNAGGATCATAGNTAGAGTTTNCTGTANGCATTTTCTAGGCTATCTTTCCACTTCCATTGATCCATCTTCTTGTAAATGCTCCACTGNTCTAGGCTGCCGAATAAATGCTGCGCCTCCGCAATAGACCGCCCCGGTACGATCTCAGGATAGCAAGTGAAAACCATTGGGTTTTTAATTTCAGGCAGTACATGGTTAAAGACAATGTGATCGCCTAACCCGCTATTTAAAACCACTATAGTATGATCTTGGTATATTAAAGTGTTCTTGAATATGTACTCATCGTGGTAGTACATCTCTTGTTTGGTTTCACTGCGAATGCCGCCTTGCGGATTTTTCATGTGCCAAGTAATGGCATCTGGTACGGCCAAAATGACATAGCCCTTTTGGTGTAAGCCATAGGTGAATAGCGTTTCTTCACGATGCGCCACTCTGGACAGCCCCAGATTGTAGTCATGTACCCCAGCGCGATAGAGGAATGAACAATGCAGATGCTCTACTTCTTTAGAGCGTGTAATTTGACCCCATTGGATATTAGGCTCTGTATCTACATTGTTGATACGGCCAGTGACTTTGCGAGTATCTGGCATATTGGGCGGCGTTAGAATAGACCCGCCAACTGCCCCGACTTTCATGCCCGCATCGCCAAGCTCTTTGGCATAGGCTGACAAGCGTTCTAGGACATTAGGCTCAGGGATGGCATCGTCGTCCACCCGCCAAACCCACTCGTAGCCCATCGTATTAGCGCGCTGGTGGATATGGTGCTGGCCTTTCTTTTCGGCAAACAGCCATTCCCACTTGATGCCCTTGATGTCTAGCATCTGAAAAAAGTAGCTATAGATTAGCTCTTTTCGCATATCCTGTGGCTCGTCATTATCGTCAAAAATTACCAGCTTATCTGGTAATCGGGTTTGGTTAATGATCGCGTTAAGGACTAAGGGCAGCGTTGTAAAGTAACGCCCCCTAGTGGCTACTGAGCAGAGTATTTGCATAGCATTAGATTGCAATTGTTTCCAACTCCTACAGACGCGGGAGTATCACTAATCTGCCCCGCTTCGTTAATATAGCTAAATTCAAACCCCGGAAAGTGGCTTTCCTTTAAGCCATGCAGCTTATGGTGATGCCCCCAAAAGCCTACCGGCTCATTATGCGGCACTGAAATCAATAGCCTATGGCAGTGTTTTTTTAGTTTTTCAACAATCTCTAGGCCATTATTTAAATGCTCAATGACTTCAAAAGCAACGATATTAGCCGTCCAACCTAAATCATAGGTATTAATATCAGCATGAACAAAATTTCGGGTAAAACCCCAGTCTTGTTCTTTTGCTACTTCGATAATAGTGGCGTCATAGTCTATACCAACATAGTCATAATGCTGCGGAAAGAATTGGCTTCCATACCCTGTAGAGCATCCGATTTCAATAATGTTAGCTCTGTCATCCAGATTTTTAGCTGCCCATTCATACCGCGTTTTTTCTCTGCAAAAGTCCAGCGGATCGCCTTTAAGAACTACTGCTCGCTCGTAGTTATTAGTCAGCAAAAAGCGGTAATAGTTAGGGTTGTATTTCTTGGCTAATCTGAGGGAATTCTTTGCAAAAGTGTTTTCCCAGTCTTGGACTAGCTCTGGATCATGGACAGTACCTTCACCCTTATGGTAAATCGGAAAGCCACCGGTAAAGATATTGCTGCCCCAATGCTTTTCAAAGACTTCGCAAACTTCAAAGCCAGCGTTCTCGGCCTCGATGCAAAATTCGGTATCCTCGCCAGCGCCTACGCCGTAGTCCTCATTGAGTAGGCCAATAGTATCAAACACTTTGCGGTCAACCATAACGCAAAAGAAGATGGCAAAGTCACGCCCAGCGGCTTCAGAGTGCGTCTTAATGATGCAAGAAATACCGCACTTAGGGTTGGCCTTAAATGGATTGTTTAAGATGTCTAACCATTGATTCTGAGGCTGATCGAGCAATAGAGTGTCATTGTTTAGCAAAATGATTTTATCGGCTGTACAAGCCTTAATGCCTTCATTGGTGGCTTTGGGATAGCCCAATGGCGCTACATTCCAAACTACGATCAGATTGGGTACAACAGTTGCTAAATAGGCTAAATACCACTTAGTATTGTCCGTACATCCATTAGCAGAAATGACCAACTCTACGTCGGTCATTTCTGTGTATTTGAGTATGGACTCTATACAGGGCTTTAGGTATTTTTCGCAGTTATTGTAAGTGGGTATTACTATACTGACTTTCATAATTTCCTTGTAAAAGATATTGCATCATAAATATCCTACAAATTATTTTACAGCTTCTTCAAATGGCGTTAAATCGTGACCAGCGTAGTAGTCCCCTTTAGCTAATTGGATATTTAAATGGTCAATATTGCGTTGTTTGCAGTCTTGCCAATCTTCATCAGTCATATCTTCAGGCTTACCAGCGTTGAGTAAGTTTACGCTATCAAGTGCTGCGGAATAACTGCGTTGTACTTCTTGTTCAGGTGTTAGTTCTAACATTTTATAGTCCGTTTAAATGAATAATAGAGTTGAAGTGTGGCTAGTCCTGTAATCACTCCGCAAAAGAAACTATAAATATCCATTATTGTCCTTTAAGGGTTGCGATTTCTACTGCTTGTGCTTCTAGTTTTACCGTTTGCTCATCGGAGATGAGTTTTAGTTCTTGAATAGCAGCGGTTAATATAGCTACTAATTTGCTTGGGTCAATACCTTGTGCTTTAATTGAACCATCTTCGTTCATCGCATCTTTTTCACCACTAACCGCTAATGGACAAACTTCTTGTAATTCGTGTGCAATAAAGCCTTCACCAGTTTCATTATCAGTATCTTTCCAAGTATAAGTAACTGGCTTGAGTGCAGAAACTTTAGCTAATGCGCCTGTCATTGGCGCAACATTTTCTTTTAATCGGTAATCCGATGAAGTAATGTAATTAACTGTTGTAGTTCCATTATGGCTAACACTACCGCAGTTTGTTCCTGCGGAGTTATAAAAAGCTATAAAGTTACCATTTAGCGTAGCATTAGTATCTTTTAATGTAAAGCCGTTAAATGCTTGACCATCAAAAGCAAGGTTTGATTTTCCGCTTCCAATCTGTGAAGTTGTACCAACCAACAAATTACCACTAGAGTCAATAACTTGTCTAGGATTCCCATAACCATCAGATAACACAATATAGCCACTTGCTGTACGAATGTCTAAACCATAAGAGTTACCATTGTAGTTACCAAAAATACAATTATATGAACCTGTTGTAGTTAAAGAGCCTGATGAGTAATTTCCAATATACACATTTTGTGTGCCAGTTGTATTTGCGTAACCAGTTCCTTCACCAATAAATGTGTTGTAAGCTCCTGTTGTATTACTATACCCAGCTTGATAACCTACTGCGGTGTTGTTAGAGGCGGTGGTGTTTGCTTGTAGTGCTTGCCCACCTACAGCAGTATTAAAAGCGCCTGTAGAGTTTGTAGTTAATGCAGCAAGACCAAAAGCTGAATTCCAACTTCCAGTTGAATTGGCTGTTAAAGATACACGCCCAACAGCAGTATTATATGCACCAGTTGTATTTGTATAAAGCGACTGCTGACCAATAGCAACAATATCACCAGTAGTATTACTATATCCAGCCTGATAACCTACTGCGGTGTTATTAGATGCGGTGGTGTTTGAATAAAGTGCTTGGTTTCCGACTGCAACACTATTTGAACCTGTTGTATTTGCTTGCAAAGCATTAGCACCTATTCCCACTAAAGCCCCACCAGTAGTATTAGACTGCAATGCAATATAACCAAAAGCATCTACTTGACCTATTGTAGTTCCATATCCAGCTTTATATCCAGCAACAGTATTTGCTCCAGATGTTGTTATGCTATAACCAGCCTGATAACCTACTGCTGTGTTGCCAGATGCGGTGGTGTTTGAAAATAAAGAATAAAAACCTAACGAAGTATTTTGACTACCTGTGGTGTTTGCTTTTAGGGAATTTGTTCCCATAGCAATATTTTGCGTACCAGTAGTGTTGTTATAACCTGATTGATAACCAATAAATACTGTGCCGTTAGTTGTTTCTGTATTGTTATAACCGGCTTGATAGCCAATAGCTACACCATAACTACCATTACCAGCATAATTAGCTTGATAACCAATACTGATATGACTTGTACCAGTTGTATTACTATACCCAGCTTGATAACCT